GGCGTCTCCTAGACCAGGGTTAATACTAGAACCTGAACCACCTAATGAAGCCATGTTCATTACGATTGTAGCCGTGTCGATTCTGGAGAAGTTACATGTACCAGATGGCTGGTGCTCCTCAGGGCGAAGAGCAAAGGAGTACATATATGCACCTGTGCCGGATGTGCCCCCCCCGGCTCCTCCTCCTGTTAGTAGAGAGAGTAAGGAGGCACCACCAAAGAAACCACTGTGGTGCTGGTAGGCCTGAACCTTGTTGAAGTAATCGCCATAGCGTCGATCCATGCGATCCTGTCCATTGATCTGAAGCCACTGTTCAAAAACAGGATCATTGTCATATGAGAAGGGTCGTAGTCTTGAAAGACCAGCTTCTGCTGCTATGCGGCAGTCAGTATAATAAGACGGTTGCACAACCCAAATTAGTTCCTTTACCGGGTGGTTGAAGGTCAGGTCAATACGGTTATTCGCTCCAGTGATACCCTTTTCTTCATTGAACTGTGTCTGCTCGATCAGGTACTCGTGGCTGGCCTGCGCCATACGACGGCGCTCCTCCGTATCCAGGTAGATGTAGTCAATGTATAATGCAGCCTGAATCGCCTGAGGAAGATCCTGGATGGGAGGATAGTACGTACTAGGCACAGAACTCGTATCTTCTTTCCTATCCTTGGTAAAGTTTCCAGCAATGAACTGTGCTTCATTCCAAAGAACATTAATCTTTACCTCGTGGTACTGAAGGGCAATAAGAGGAAGCGCGGCTCCTGGGTTACGAGTAAAGAAGAAAGGAAGGGGAATGTAAAGAACATTCATCTTCTGCTGACGACCATCAGCTCCACACTCTGGTGCATATACTAGTCGGGATGGCCCACTACCATCTTCGCAGGGACCAGACAGAAGACTAGCTAACTTTAGTGAGCCCGTTAAGTCCTGTGTAAGAGTGCCCCATAGATACATGAACTCAGAGTACATGCGATCAACCACCTGGCCACCAATATCAAGCTCCACATACTTGATTAGATTGTAACCAAGAGATGAGGCTTCATTATTCCAAAAGTAGTCGTCACCATTTTGTGTCGTTCTGGGAAGAACAACCTCGACGTAAGTTGAGTATAGGAGATCGGCATGACGTCCTACAAGGGCTGTCTGCTTAGTTCCCCACTGGATCTGGCCAGAAAAGTTGATACGAAATGGCTCCATTGCAAAGTTTGTGTGGCGCTTGAAAAGACCCTTCCAAAAGGTAATCTGTGGATTCCCTGAAATATATGCATCCTGAGCTCCATATGCAACGAGTTGAAGTAAACCGCCACCCATTTGTCTTTATATGTTAGTTATACTCATTTTTTCTAACGACGACGGGTATGGCGACGACGACGAGTCTTGCGACGACGTCCGCCTGATTCAGGTGCCACTTCAGTTCCAGTTGTAGGAGGGGGCGTAGTAGGCGGGTCTTCGACTAACTCTCCATCGCCACCAGCACCACCCTTTAGGCCGACCGACTTCTTGGCGTGATGCCAGGTCTTCTTGGCAGCCATGATAACCTGCTTCAGACCCATACCAGTCTTGTATGTGCCCTTGGACTTCATCTGCTTCATCGTCTTCTTGATGTGAGCTAACCACTTATTTGCCATTTTGTTTATAACGCGGAAATTATATGACGATCGACTTATCGCCCGTGACAGGATTAGAATCGTATATTGGAGAAGTGTGAGCCATAGGCTGGAATGAATGAGTAGCGGGATCGGGCAACACGGGTGTCTTTGCTTCTACAGGCTTGTACCGTAACTCTATAGGTTTTAATATTACACTACCTTGTTGAAACTGGCCAACGTACAGTTCCATCATGGAATCCAACGAACCATAATGCATCATATTCCATTGACACCCATATGAAAAGAGTATAGTTGGATTGTTGTTCTTCAAATCTGGAACTGTGTCGGGCACAACCATACAAATGTTTGTACGGTTTGCATTAATCAGTTCATCGTGATCGTATGGCTGAGATGCTTGCATATACGTCAATCTACGCAGATTAGACGTTGACCATGACAAGTTTACTAGCTCTTCAATCAAAGTACCCTTGATGTTCCCACCCGATACAATGATTAGCTTTCCAGCAACGTTACAGATTGGTTCCTGTGCAAGATTCTTCCGATTATATGCAAATTCAGGCCCAAGCATGTATCTTTGGCATGTGTCTTTTAATATCTGAGCAGTTGCATCCATTACTGTTCGCTTGTCGGTGTGAAATACCAAGCTCAACACGAACGGATCACTTGAAAGCGGAGTATCTACCTTGTTAAAAGCAGAATTAGCCACTGAAATACAACATGATTCAAAGTCCACTGAATTCAAAGCATAATCATAACCAAGTGTTTCATTCTTTAGCCCAACTACTGGCTTGTCATTGTCTCCGGCATAAATGTCAAGTTCTACCAGACGAGCTCCTGCTTTAATTGCAAGTGTTAAAACATTGTCAGAAATGTAGTCACGAGTTACAGAACCTGGAAATACCGAATAAGCGGAAGATGCAATATAATAATCGCATAATTTTGTGTTGTCATTTGTCGGACATCCCAGAGGGGCCAATGCAGTGACTTTAGAGTACGTTCCGAAAGTTGTATTTGCCAGCATCTTCACCGTTTCTGGATTTCCTCTAAAAGCTGCCCAACCATAGATAACTGTCAATCCAATAACTGTTATACCAAGTGCTATTATAGTTAAAGTCGAACCGTGCTGTCGTAAAAATTGGATCAGACCGTCCATCTTATTATTAGTTCTCTCTAAAAAGAAGCCTGCGGAATACATTTACGACGTCGTCAGGAATCCTCTCATTCATTGGAATCTCATTCAAGCACGAGTAATGAAAGTATAGTGAATATATGCCACATTCTGAGTCTTTGAACTGATGACGAATAATGTTATATGTTGTCAGCATAGGCTTATCGTGAACTCCAGTCTGTTCCCATTCGTCTTTCCAGCGTTTCATTAATCTCTGCACTTCTTTCTCTGGTCTCTGAGCATATGAATCAAAATAGGTGATGCGTGGCTGCTCAAGTTCTGGGCGGATATCGCAAAATAAAGCTATCCAATGCTCACCCGGACCAGTGTGAACATCTGTGTTGAAGACAATTCCAATCTGGGTCTTCCCCTTGCGGTAAAAGTTCTTAATACTGATTGAACACAATGCATCTACCAAGCACTTCCCTGTTGGAGATTTCAAATCAAAATCAATCGGAATACATCCTAAAAAAATATAGTTTCTGAATAGCTTTTGGTATTCCTTTTCGACTCTCTCAATGTCAGTCGATGATAGCCATTCGGTAGGATTTGCTATCCATGCATCTGGTGCCTTAGGGCGATTCAACATATGTGATATGATGCATTCAGATGTCCCGGATTTACACTTAGAATGAAACCTCTCTTTCAAATAATTCCAGATTTGTTCGGTGCTCCCATCGGATATAGGTTCTTCCTTTCGATGTTCAGAGTTATAGACTGTTCTTAAGTGTCGAATTTCTTTGTCACCAAACATTTGTATTTAAAACGGAATGTTAATTTACAGGAAAAGAGTTTGTAGGACTGTAATGGTTCTGTCAATGATAATTGGGATGAAGTACTTCGAGGTTCTTCTGGTGTGAGCGTGGGAACTCTAACAGAAAGAAAGGTTGTATGGATTTTCAGTAGATCGGCAGATAAAGTTGTGGGACCTAACCACGTGTATCCGCCAAAACGGATTTTTTTATTGAGTTGTATAACTAATAACAAAATGGCTCAACCTAACCATGAAGATGTTACCCATCTCCGCGAGGAAGTTATGGCATACACAGCTGTAGACAACAGGCTTCGAGCACTCAACACAGAGGTATACCGCCTGCGCGACGAGCGCAGTGCAGTAGCCGATCGCATTATTCAGATCGTAAGACAACCTGGATTTGCATCTATCAGTGAGTTATCCGTGAGCCACGATGGCTCAAAGATTCGCATCAAAAAGCCACAAACGTGGAATGCATGTTGGTCTCTTTCAAAGTCCAAGCTCCGCGAGTACCTACAGCAACACCTAGGCCTTCAGGCTGGAAATATGTGTTTCGCTTACATCGATAACACCCATTCAGCCACACTACGCAAGGATACGTTTGACATCGAACGTATTTGTGGTGAGCAAGAGTAATACGAGACATAGTCTCCAATTTTTTCTCCTTCTCCCTCTGGTCACGAAAACTGGTTCCCTTTCGGTCACGAAAACGGACTTAGCTGTACGCTGTTCAATAAATGATAAATGGAAGCAATATACAATCCCTATAACCCTCGAAATCGTATGTTTACCCAGAAGGATATACATTCGATTTTGCATAAACATGATTGCCCGTATACTGTAAAAAACACATCTATCTTCCAGAATGCCATGGTTCATTCTTCATATGTGAAACGAGGAGATTACACAACTCCGCAAGGAGATACAGCCCAATTAGCAGACAAACCTACAGACTGTCTCGAATTATTTCCAGAATCATATGAGCGTCTTGAGCATCTAGGAGATTCGATTCTGGGGGCTGCCACTGCAACATATCTTTCTGTCAGGTTTCCCACACAGCAAGAAGGGTTCCTTACTAACTTGCGTAAAGAGATCGTATGTAACAATATGTTGGGTGAATTAACCAAGAAAATTCGACTCAATGAATTCTACATTATTTCCAAACACAATGAAGATGCCTGTAATGGTCGGTATAATGTCAAAAAACTTGGAGACATTTTAGAGGCATTTATTGGCGCCCTGTGGATAGACTCTGACTACAACTTTCAAATTGTTTACTCTTTTGTAGTTTCACTGATCGAAACACATATTGATATTCCTGGAATTTTGACAAATGATACAAACTATAAAGACCAGGTACAGAAGTTTTGCCAAACTAGATTTCACTATACGCCGACATATATAATGCTATCGTCAACCAATGGTTACACAATGGCTGCAGTTGATGGAAAGGGTAAACATATTGGTATAGGGACAGGCACAACTAAAAAACAAGGAGAACAGCTTGCAGCAAAGGATGCATTAACTAAACTAAAACAGTAAAATGGAATCTAAAATTATACATTTGTAGTCTGTATACGAAGAATGGGGTGCAGTTACAGCATTGAGGACAGGATTACTGACCAACATCGCTACATAGCTCGACTCCTTATAGATTTTCGTCATGGTACACCTGGTGACTGTAGTTGCTTTCCACCGAGTGAACACGCTCTGGATGCAGCTTACAAGGAACTTGAAAGATTAGAGGAATTAAGTGGAAGGGAGCCGCGGAGAGAGTTATGTGACTAGGATGATACTCCCTTTTTAGCTTAGATTAACAACACGAGACTTCGGAATGCGACGTGAAAGAAGTTCACGCTGAGTTCCTCCAACAGACATATCATCGCCTTCTGGGATTCCCTCGATTGCACGCAATGCTTCTGCAACACGTTGAGGTTGATCAGAAAATTGAAGAAGAAGTTGAGTACGAATCAGATCT